ACTCAAATGTTGTTAAGCTCCAGAGCTATTATAAATAAGATTCGAGAATTTAACGATACTGTCAATCTTAAGGAAAAAGATGATAAAGGAAAATATATTCATAATACAAAACATATTCTAGGATCAATAAAAGAGGTTCTTACTGCTTTAGAATCATTAGATAAAATTGAAGAGTTAATTGTTAAGCAAAAAGAGTTAAAGGCTCAATCCGGTAATGCTGCCGTAGGTCTATATGAAGATGACGGGATATAATGGAAAATATAGATGAAGATTACCAAGTAAGATCATTCAATTCCATTCAAACTGAATTGACACAAGAATTATTAGGGAAGATGTCTCGTGATGAGAAGAATGATTTATTGGATTATATAGATTCAATACAATTCATTCAAAATCTTTCTAATCCAAACAGGAATAGAGTTTCTGATCTGGAAAGGTGGGACAACCCCTTCTTGCCAGAGGAGTCAAAAAACCCTAATCAAAAATTAAGACAAAAAGATCCCAACGGAAGGATTGCTGTAAATTTAACTGATCCTCATATTTTAGAGGACATGGATTACTTCAGACCAACAGCTATGTATTTTGAGAAACATGGTTGCTACACTAGGTTATTCCCTAACAAGAATCCTAATTCGGAATATACTAAGTTCTGGGCAGAAGAGGCTCGTAGGTGTAGAGATGGTTATATTCGTGAAAGTGATGGAGAATGGATAACAGGATACTATTATTTTCAGTTAAATTTCGCACCTCTGTTAAGAATGGAGTCTGAGGATGGTGAGCAGAGTGGTGAGAGAGTATTTAATTTCTGTTATGTTTATGATGCAGATTATTGGTTCTTTCATTATTGTGAGATTGCACATAAAGCAGGTATGCACGGAGCCAACTTAAAAAGAAGGGGTTGTGGATATTCTGTAAAGGCATCTACAATGTTATCTAGAAATTTTATTCTAGGTTCATCAGCTAAGTCAAGAAAGAAAGTAAAATCATTTGCTATTGCTAATGAGAAAGAATATTTAACCAAAGATGGTATCTTAAATAAATTTATAGATATCTTAGATTGGTGTACAGAGCATACAGCATTTCCTTCAGTGAAAACACTGAAAGATTCGTTAAATGACATGCACTGGATAATGGGGCGTAAAGACAACAGGACTGGAAAGCATGTTGGTATTCAAAATGAAGTAATGGGAGTAACCCTTAAGAATGACCCACAGAAAGCAAGAGGGAAAAGGGGAGCTTTAGTACTTTGGGAAGAAGCAGGGAAGTTTAATGACTTCTTAACTGCTTGGGGTATTGCTAGACCTTCTGTTGAAGAATCCGGTAAAGCATTTGGATTTATGATGGCTGGAGGAACTGGTGGAGTTGAAGGAGCAGCATTTGAGGGACTCGAAGAGATCTTTTATAATAGTTCCGGACACAATATCTATTCTATGCCAAACGTCTTTGACAAGAATACAAATGGAAGAGGTCAATGTGCTTTCTTCTTTGGTACTTACTTAAATTATACTGAGTGCTATGATAAAAATGGGAACAGTGATGTAATTGGAGCCATGATTCGTATTAATTACGAAAGGACGAAGGTTAGATTAGGAGCTCAAGACTTGAATGCAATTGTGCAGAAGAAAGCTGAAGAGCCAATCACTCCACAGGAGGCTATAATGAGGACTGAGGGGACTGCATTTCCAATTGCAGACCTACGTGACCTTTTGGAAGAAATACTTCCTAAATTGGACGAATTTACTGCAGACCATTGGACTGGAAGTTTATCTTACGGAGATGACGGATTGTTGAAGTGGAATAATGCCACTGACACAATGGAGCCAATCAGGAGTTTCCCATATAAAGTCAAAGGTGGTAATTCAGATGGATGTATAGAGATATTTGACATGCCTCAAAAAGATAGGAACGGAAAGATATTTAATCGAAGATATATTGCAGGAATTGACCCTATTGATAATGACTATACTGTTGGCGGATCACTTGCTAGTATATTTATATTTGACTTGTGGACTGACAAAATAGTTGCAGAATACACAGGTAGGCCTATCCTAGCAGATAGTTTCTATGAGATATGTTTGAGATTGACTGACTTTTATGGAGCACAAGCTAATTATGAAAATAACTTAAAAGGATTATTCGGATATTTCAATAATAAAAATGCATTGCATTTATTGGCAGATTCTCCAGAGATTCTTAAAGATATGGATATAGTTAAAACTACTTTGCATGGAAATAGAGCAAAGGGGACTAGAACCACTAAGCAAGTTATTGGATTAGGAAAAACATTGCAGAGACAATGGATGCTGTCTCAATTTGAATTAGAGACTTATAATAAAGAAACTGGAGAAACTGATAGTATATATATTCCTAATTTAAGAAGAATAAGGAGTATTGGATATCTTAGGGAATGTATCGCTTGGAATCCAGATATAAATGCAGATAGAGTATCAGCTATGGATATGGTTATGATACTTAGAGCAGATAGAGAAAAGTACACAGAAGTCCTATACGATGAAAAGAGTAATAGAGATGGAGAATTTATGTTTCATGATGATCCATTCTTGGATGAGAATTGGAATGAAGCATTATTACAAATAGAAAACACTCAGGCTATAAAACCTTGGGATTTATAAAAACAAAGTATGAGCAAAATAAAGAATTGGCCTAAACAAAAATTACCTTTTAAAAGCAAAGGTCCTAAGTGGAGAAAAAGTCACTTAGACTTTGCTGATGAGCATAGTTATATCAATAGTGGTATTGTTAGAAAAAGGCTTAAAACAAAACGTATTAATCTTAATCTATATAACGGTAAGATTGATATGACTGACTTGAAGTTAATAATTAACCCAGGTGAAGTTAAACAACATTTCCTTCCTAGCGAAATTCAACATTACCCAATTCTTACTCCGAGAGTAAATGTATTGGTTGGTGAAGAGAAAAGACGTAAGTTTGATTGGACTGTTAAAATAGTTAATCCAAATACTCTATCTAAGATTAAAGATGAGAAAATGGAATTAGTTAGAGCTAAAGTTCAGGAATGGTTGGGATCTGATTTATCAGATGAAGAGATGAATAAAGAGATGGAGTCTTACTCTGACTATATTAATTTTGATTATCAAGATATTCGTGAAAAGAGAGCTAATCTTTTAATGAAGCATTATATTGCTAAGTTAGACATGAAAGTTAAATTCCAGCAAGGATTTAAAGATTCATTAATAATGGGTGAAGAAATATATATGTTTGATATCGTAAACGGATCTGTTACTTTCGAAAAACTTAATCCATTAAATGTTCATACGTTAAGATCAGGTTATTCGAATAAGATTGAAGATTCAGATATAATTGTTATTGATGAATTCTGGAGCCCAGGTAAAATACAAGATCATTATTACGCTGACCTTAAAGCTAAAGAAGTAGACAAGCTAGACGGAAAGGATAGAGGCGGAACAAATGTTGATTCAGATGGTGAGAATGTAGCGCATGATGATGTAGGTTATTGGAATATGGTAAATTCTGATTCAAATAGAGATTCTATAAATGGAATGCTTGAGGCTTCTGGAATATACCAAAATAATAATCATGGTGGTTCTAAAATGTATGAAGATACTCATGGAAATGTAAGGGTTCTTAGAATGTTTTGGAAATCACTTAAACTTATAAAGAAAATTACATTCTTTGATGAGCAAGGAAAGCAACAAACTAAATTTAGAAATGAGAATTATATTGTAGATGCTGCTAAAGGTGAAACTGAAGAAGAATATTGGGTTACTCAATGGTGGAAAGGCACTAAGATTGGTAAAGATACTTATGTTAAAATTCAACCAAGAGAAATTCAATATAATAAAATTGGTGAACCAAACTTCAATTCTTGTGGAATTGTGGGTCAAGTCTATAATACAAATGAAGAAGAAGCAGTATCGTTAGTTGATAAAGCAAAATCATTCCAATACTTATATGATATTTCATGGTATCGTGTAAACGAAGCATTAAATAAATACTTAGGTTCAATTGTTGAATTAGACCTCGCTAAGATACCTTCTGGGTGGTCAGTGACAAAGTGGTTGTATTTCGCTAGAAAGTCCGGGATATCTATCGTAGATTCATTCAAAGAGGGTGAGAGTGGACAATCAAAAGGTAAATTAGCTGGTGCAATCGGAAATACTACTGGTAAAGTCCTAGAGCAACGTGTAGGAGACTATATACAAGTCCACATGGAAATGATGGATTTTGCAAAGGCCCAAATGGATGAGGTTACTGGAGTGTCTAGACAAAGGCTTGGACAGGTAGAAAATAGAGAGACTGTTGGTGGTGTTGAAAGAGCAGTATCTCAGTCTAATCATATTACAGAGGAGTTGTTTACACTTCATGATTGGTGTAAGAAAAGATGTTTCGAAATATTACTAGAAACTGCTAAAATAGCAATGAAAGGTAATAAAATGAAATTTGCTTATATTGCAGATGATTTTACTAATCAATTAATTGAAATTGATGGAGAGGAATTTTCCAATGAAGATTATGGATTGCAAGTTTCAAATGATGATGAAATAAATCAAATGCAACAAAAATTGGATTCAATGATTCAATTAGGATTGCAAAATTCAATGATTTCTTTCTCTTCAGCAATGAAAATGTATTCCTCCTCCTCTATGAGAGAGGTACAAAGGCTTATTGAAAAAGATGAGAAGAATATGCAAGAGTCTCAAGCAAAAGCTGCTGAGGATCAAAATAAAGCACTTCAAGATCAGGCTCAAAAATTAGAAGCTAAAGAATTTGCAGAAAGAGCTCAAGAGCAAAAGAACTTTGATACTGAAGATAATACTAAAAGATATATCGCTGAGTTGAAAGCTGAGACTGACAGAATTAATAAGGCTAATGAAAATAAAGGTATTGAGGCTCCGACAGAAGAAAAGAATGATGATTTAGAGTACGAGAAATTCAGAAAAGATTACGAACATAAAAACTTACTTGCTAACAATGATATGTCTAAACATAATGACTTGTTGAGTATAAAAGAAAAAGAATTGGTAATCAAAAAGAAAGCAGCAAATAAACCTGCTACAGTGAGTAAATAATACGGATTAGCTAATAAAATAATATGGGTAAAATAATCTTAAATACAGGAGCTCAGATAGATGGTGGATTTGAGGTAGCAAAAGTTGACACAAGTACAGACTGCTCTACTTTATACGAATACACCATAACGTCTGTAGATGGAGATTTAGTAAATATAACTTTAAATGGTGATCATGAAAATGCATCTTACACTCTTAATGGAGTAACTGTAAATTTTACAGATTCAGTATCTGGAATAGTATATAATACTAGCTTAATAGTTAATTTTAGTATTCAGAATTCAGGAGAATCAGGTGTTTTTAAATCATCATTAGTTAATATTACTAATACAACTCAATCATTAAGTTATGATGATATTGCAGAAAGAGAAAATGACAGTCCTGTTTGTGGGGCTGTAATTACTTATGATGATTTAGATGACACTCCAGAAAATAAAACTGGTAGTGCTTTAAAACTAGTAAGGGTTAATGCTGGAGAAGATGGTCATGAATATGTTGATCCAGGAGATTTAGGTGTAGATTTAAATTGGACGCATATACAGGCAGTTCCTAGTGATGCTTGGATTATAAATCATAATAAAGGAAAAATATTCTCTGTAACTGTTATTGACGATTTAGGAAATAGAGTACATGGAGATGTTGATTATTCCGCAGGTGTAAATAGCTTAACAATAAACTTTAATAC